TGTTCTATTGATATCTTTTTATTAGACTTTAAAAGGTGTTTAAAAACTACGTTAGTCTTTATTTTCAATTATCTCAATTTCAAAGTGTGATGGCATTCCGTCTGCTCCTGTTATCTCTTGTCTTTCTACATAACCCCTTTTCTTTCCTTTTGTCTTTAAATAGAATATAGTTGCTGCAGTTGAATCTGCTGCTATCTGTTTATGTAATTGACTTTCTGCAAAGTCTAAAGCTACGTTTTCTATTTCCTGTACTGCTATTGCAAACATTTCATCTTCCTTTAACCATTTGTAATATGTGCTTCTAGGTATATCTGCTTTCTTACAAGCCACTGTAACAACACCTAGACTTTGTTCTAGTGCTGCTAATAGTGATTCCTTTTTTATATGTCTACTTTCGTTCATTATTTATATTTATTTCATTTCAAAATTAGCTGTTAATCTATTTTCAGAACTAATCCTACCTACTTTACCATTACTATTACTATTATGAGTTTTTTGCCTACCAATTCTTTTACAAACCCATTTATTAGATTTTTTTAATGCATATATCAAACTAGGTGCTGATGTTGTTATAGAATATCTATATTTATTTTTTTTAAATATATTACCTACTTCATTTAAAAATTTAATACCAAATCCTGCACCTTGATAATCAGGTAAAATTACTAACCTATGAACTTTTTTCATATTTTTCATTTTTGGATGAGGAAAATGTAATGCACTCAAAAATCCTGCTATTTCATCATTTATAGTTGCTATAAAAACTTTAGCTGCATTATTATGAGTATGACTTAAATAGTGGTGTTTAGAAAACATTTTCCAAATTTGTTTATCTGATGCTTCGTAGATTTTGAAATCAATTTTTGGTCTATTTTTTTTTTGCCCTTCAAATGATTGAAAGGTCATAGTATCTGTATTAAAAACCCAATCAGGTAATAACCAATCTTCAACATCATAATGACAACCAACTGCTATAAATTTTTTATCACTTTTCCTTATTGCTTTTTGAATTGCAAAACTTCCTATTTTTGCTACATTTCTATCTACAACACTTGTAAATTCATCAAAAACAATCATTTCATTTTTTTCTAATATAGATCTTGCTAAATCAACCCTCATTTTTTGACCATTAGATAATACTGAATAAGGTTTTAACCAACTAGGTGGACTAGAAAAACCAACAGAATTAAAAGCATTTGTTATATCTGACACAGAACAATAACTTGGCATATCATCTAAAATTGATTTATCTGTATATTCAAATTTAGTAATATAAAAATCTTCAAATAATTGTTTTGCTATTGTTGTTTTACCACTTCCACTTTTACCTACAATTAAACCAATCTTCCATTCATTAGATAAATCTATTGATCCTGTAAATCTTTCTGTTGATTCATTAGATTGTAAATCAAATTTACCTATAACAGACGAAACCCTGAATGTTAAATCTGTTTTATTTGTTTTTACAATGTCAAAATTCGGCATATGTATCCTTTTTCTATTAATTCATTATATAATTTTTCTTGTTCTTCTTCATTTTCTATTTCTACTTCTATTCTATAAGAACTTTCAATAGTATCTGATATGTCATTTAATTCTTTTTCTTCTTCTTCAAATGGAAAACCATCTAATCCCCAATCTTCTAGTTCTTTTACATCCCAATCATTTGCTAAAATATCCCAATCCCATTCCCCAAAACCAACATTGTCTTTAATAATGAATTCCTGTGCTTTTTTTTCATCCAAATCATCTGCCTGTATAATATACACTTCTTTTAATCCTATCTCCTTACAAGCCTTGTAACGCATATTTCCACCTAAGATAATATTATCCTTATCAACCACTATTGGTCTAAGTGATAACATCTCAGGAAATTCCTTTACACTATTAACAAGTTTTTTAAACTTATGTTTGTTTATGAATCTAGGATTAGCACCATTTTCTTTTATAGATGATATACTAACCTTTTGTATTTTAGCTTTGATCATTGTATTAAATTTTCTCTAAGGTACAAAAAAATTATTTTCTGTATATTTTTGTAATTACTAATTGAAATATTCCAAAGTAAACAACAATGTCTTCTTCGTATATTTGTTCATCTTCAAAAGGGTAATGTCTGACACCAAACAAAACCCCTTTAAAAACTCCTGCTTTAATTTCATAACGTAATAATTCCATAGTAAATATTTCTATTATAACGTAATAAATTGCAAATCTGTTATTCCCAATCTTCAGGGAATAAAATTTTACCTATTTGCTTTCCTAATCCTGCTACTATTAAAGCAATCATTATCCAACCTAATGCTTCTACTATCATAATTTATTTATTTTAGTTCTTACCAATGCATACCCTCCATTGAAGTACTGCTTTCTATTACTTTACATTCATCTTTGTTTTTCCAATTCCAACTCTGTTTCCATAAACTTACCTTTTCAATTATTTCATTTAATTTATCCTTTGGTATGTCGTGCAATACATTCATAATTGGGTCATTCTTTACTTTGTTTCTTAAATCTAAATACTTTCTTTCAAAGTTATCACATTTGCCCTGCAGATAATGTATCTTATCTATCTCATCATAATTTAATTCACTTTTAAAATTAAAGGTATCTTCTATTTCTTGCAAAGATTTATTATACATTTTGTATGTTTCATAATTTTTTACTAAATGAATTACAGTTGCGTGATTCATAGTCTTACCCATTGATTCAAAATAATATGCAATATTAGTCCATCTCATCCCTAGCTTTTCCCTAAGAATATAACAAACCAATGCCCTTAATTCTACATAGTTTCTTTGTCTAGTGTTTAAAAATATATCCACTCCTGTCATTTCAACTACACCCTCTGCTACTTTCTTATAATTTCTATCCATTTTTATTTCTTAAAATTTGTATTTCTCGTTCTAAATAATCTTTTGCTTTTAATAAGTCTCCTAATTCATCTTTTTTCTTTCCTGCTCTAACGATATATTTTACAATATTACCTCTGTTAAAGTTAAGAGAGTAATCGTTACATACGTCTATAATATCGTAATCTTTTCCGTTATCGTAATGTGTCTGTGTTGCTTTCATAAATCATCTATTTTATTTTGTATTTCATCTATTGAATTTAAAATATCAATACATTCATTTTCTTCATAATTAGTAAAAATATGATTGTATATTTCATCTAATTGATTTTGTATTTCTTTTTTTGTCATTCTGTTAATAGTTTTAAAAGGTTATAACATTCAGAATATTTCTGTCTTGCTTTACCCTTGTATTCTTGTTTAAATAATTCATATAGCTTTCTAGTATATTGGTATTTAGTTTGGCAATCTGCATAATACTTTTCTGCAAACCTTTTTCCTTTCCCTTTAAAATAATTTACATTGTCTGCAGTATCTCCCATTATCATCTGCTCATAAAAATTATACATAGCTTCATCTTCTGATATATCTAGTATTTCTTGGTGTTTGTAATGGTAGTTATACATCAAACAAGGGAACTGCTTGTAGTCTTTATCTATTGATACTATCATAACTTCATTTCTTCCTAATTCTTCTGTAAGTTTTTTCCAATACCTAGCAACCATATCATCTGTTTCAACACCATAACCATAAATAGAATCATATTGGTCTTTTACAAATTGATGCATTTCGTGTAATAATGGAGGTAGTTCCTGCTTCTTTCTGTTAGCTTTGTACTTCTTAGTAATTAGCTTTCTAAAGTTACCTTTTGACCCACTAAATGTAATTACCTTATCTATATTATAAAGTTCTTCTAAGTGGTTTACAATAGCCATATATTGTTCATCAAATTTACTTCTAGCATCAGCTATGTCTGTATAATACTTTTCATCTTCAGGATGCTCTCTTTTCTTGTAACAACTTGCAAAAATCAAACTGTCTGCATCTACTAATAATATCATAATATATCCTGTATTGCTCCCTCGATATACATTATCGCATTTTGACAAGTGTTATCTTCTAATTCCCCATTTTCAATATCTTCTAAAGCATTTATATAAATATACCTTATTTGCCTTTCTAACATAGGAAACTCTGCTATTGACTTCATACAATGCCTAGCTAAATCCCCAATGTTTATAGTTGTTTTTTTCTGCTTCATAATTCTTTTAATTCTTCTTTAATTAAATCTAGATACATTTCCTGCATCTTTTTATTTTCCTTTATAACTTGATTAATAATAAATGGCAAGTCTTTGATTAATTGGTCTGTATTATACACTACCCAATTATCTTCCCCATATCCTATATGGAATTCTCCGTCTTGGCAATAAAGATGATTTGTTTCGTGTATGTATGTAGTTTTACTGTCTGTCATATTGTGATAAATTTATTTGTAAATAATTTCTTAAATCTGAATTTTCTATTATTCTAAACTTGATTGTAATATCAGTTATAGATTGGTCTTTTTCTGTATGGGATTCGATTGATTTTTTAACCTCACCCCATAGTGCTTCATTTACTTTCATTTAATTAAAGTTAAATCTAATTCTTTAGCTACATAGTTGATATGCTTTTGCGTAGTCATAGACCAATAACCTAATTGGTGTAATTTACTTCCGTCAATTCTTGCTACTATTGTTGAATAACTCCAAACGTTATTTCCTTGAATTGATAAATTTTGCTTGTACTTTGGTAATTTATACATCTGTTCTGTTTTTAAATATTATTATAATTTTTGTAAATTTCTTTTGCATCCTCCATACCTTTTAAATGTTGCTTAGTAGCTAAATCATAAAGTATTTCATTTAAATCTAAGAATTGGTCTGTTGTTAAACCTAAATTAAGGTTTCTTAAATCATCAAAAGCTATTGATAAATTTGATTGTTTTGTTTCTGTTGTCATTTGTTTTTAATTTAAAATTTATAATTATTTAATTCACTCCAATTTTTTAAAATATTACCATTTATTTTAATTTGATTTGGATTCCAATTTTTATTGCAATTCATTGCTATTAATTGTTCAATAAAACTAAATTTATGAATAATTTTTTCTAAATCAATATTTTCAAATACTTCAATTTTTTGTACTATCATATTCTGTTTGTTTAAAATTAATAATAGATAAATATACAATTAATAATTTAATTAACAGAAAAATTTAATAACTGTTTTTAAGAAATATTAATATTTATTATACTAGCATCGTTTTCTTCTAGTAAATAAACATCTTTAAGAAGTCTTTTTTTTGTCCACATTGTAGTATCAGGACAATATTTTTTTACAGGCTTTGGCATTTGTAGATTGTTTAGCCAATATAGAAAGTTTCCTTTGGGATCATTAACAAAATATAATTTAATTACATCTTTATCTAATGATATTAAAGCATCGTACTTGTCTTTCTCAAGCATTTTCTGTTCGTAATAGGTTTTACGAAACTTCATTTCAATAACGCAGTCTTTACCCTTTGGTGTTTTACCGATTGCATCGTATCTAGTGAAACCATCACCACACCATTCTAAATCCCACCCATCTAGGTTAAGCAGAAATACAACTGCCTTTTCCCACTTATTAATTTTTTTTAATCCCATTGTCCCAAATGATATTCAAGTCTTTAATCCATTGAACTATTGTTTTTGGGTTACAAGTACAGGGTTTATAAAATTTATGCTTGTGGTACTTTGCGTGGAGTTGGCAAACCAATTCAAATTCTTCAGGGGATAAGTGCTGCTTTTTACCCATTCTGAATTTTCTCCAATCACTTCTATCTTCTTTTTCAAATTTTACCATCTTTTAATTTTTATATTATTAAGACTTTCACGTCTTTTATCACAGTTGCATTTTGTTCCTCTGTAAGTATGGTATTTTTCTACAAGGTATTTTATCCCTGTGTATTTAGTTATGTAATAAATTAAATCTCCTAATTTCATTATACTGATTTTAAAATTTCTAAACAAAGTTGATTTGGTATTTTACTTCTATTATAATTACCTTTTACTCCTTGCGTTCCTGTTCTACTTCCTCTAGGTGCTGATTCGTGATGACAATTTTTATTTCCATTAAAACACTCAGGTCTAGGCTGCCATCCATTTATATTTAATAATGATCTTATATTATTACTCCAAATATCTGTAGGCTTTGCTCTATTATCTCCGTAGGTACAATACCAAACTGTTGTTTTTGGTAAGCCAATCATAAAATTTTGTTTTCTTAATAAACCCCTAGGATTTTCAATATACCATTTATTAGGATTTAATTCTTTAATAATTTGTAATGTTTTTTTTACAATCAAATCGCTTTTAATTGCAAAATTAGACAATGGTTTATTTTTAGGTCTATGGTGTGAAATAGCAGCAATACTATAAGTTGTACAAGGTGGACTAGCCCATATAATATCAGGATGAAATGGAACTTTTTTTATATCAAAATTTAATATATCAACTACATAATCTATTTTATTAAAGTCATTTACATCACTACTAAAAACATCATAACCTAAACTTTCAGCTGCTTTTCCAATACTTCTACTTCCTGCAAATAACTCTAAAACTTTCATAAGTTTTCTCTTTTTTTATAATATGCCTTTGTATGTCCCATAACCTTATAATCCCAATTACTTAAATCATCATAATCTACAAAATAAAATTCTGCAGTAGTTTTATCTAAAATATAAATAAACCAATATTTATCAATTACATTTTTTCCTTTATGGTGTGCTTCATAATTTACAAGCAAATGTGCTTTAGGAAAATGAATTGTAGATTTAACATCTATTCTTTTATTTCTAAAAACAAAATCTGCACTTTTTGTTGGATATGGTGAAAGTAATTTTTCCATACTAAAGTCAATGTTTTTATTTGTTAGATAATCCATTGCTATTAATTCACCTAATAACCCTGCTAGATCAACGTGCTTGTTTTTTTCTCCTCTGTCGTATCTAGGATTCTTTTTTCTTAATTCTGTATTTAATACATTTCTTGCATTACCAATTTCGTCTGCTATTTTCCAAAATGATTTTGGATACCTATAAATCATATTAATTTCTTTAGTTTTTCTTTTACCTTTCTGTATGTATTATAAAGTGAAAAATATTCTATGTATGAGTTTCTTGAAAAATCTGCTATACTTTCTCCCTCATTTATTATTTCAAATACTTTTCTGTCATACCAAAACATCGTATTTAATTCTGCTTTGATTTTATCATAGGCTTTATCATAATCTACATCGCAATCTAATTTAGAGTAATTAGTATCTTCAATATTAATCATTGTAATATTTTTACCTTTTCGTTTTAGATCTATGTATAAAGTTTTTAGTACCTTATAAATGTAGTAATAGTTAATGTCATTATCGTAATAAACGATGTCTAAGCCATTTTCTATCTTAGGTAGTACTTTCATATACATTTCCTGTACAATGTCCTCAGCTATTGTTTTACCACACCCAAAAGAACTTACAACGTCTATCCACGTTTTATGCTTTTTAGCTAGTAATAATATAACTTCTTTATTTGACATTATTTCAATGGGTCGTATAGGTTTTCTATTATTTGTGGTAATCCAAAATCATTAACTTCAAAACTAAATGTATCAAAAGAATATCCTCTAGATCTTCCACACTTTACAGTAACCCAATCTTTATTAACAGTATTGGCTTCTAGTTGTATAACTGTCTCTGCTTTCTTTTCTAAGAAACTACCTAAATGTCCTGTACCTAGTTTTGAACTACCAAAGTTTTGATGTATAACGTTTATAATGTGGCATTTGTATATTGATGACCATTCCATTAATTTCTGAACTAATTGATTGCTTTCTGAAATATTATTAGCATCAGAACATAAGTCTGCAATTCCATCTATAATTAATAAAGATGGAGTTTTAATTCTTTCTTTTAAATAGTAATCTATAAATTCAATTCTCATTTTATAGTCTATTGACCTTAACCCAAAGGTATGATAAATTTCTGAATTAATACTTGAGTCCATTTTATGTACCCTTTCAAATACTTTTTGGCAATGCCATAGTCCCTGCTCTGTATCAATATGTATAAGGTGTCCGTTATTACCTCTATGTCCTTTTATATTACCTCCAAATGTATTTTGACCACTTAAATAGCAAGATGCTAGTAGTGATATAAAGAATGTTTTCTTTGTTTTAGGTGGTGCAGTAACTACTGATAAGTTGCCAAATGTTCCAATCGGAATTGGTACTATTAAATCCCCCTCAACTTTATTAGACTTAACTACCTTTTCTCCATACGATAATGCAACAGGAGGATAATCTATTTTTTCTTTTGAATCTACAAAGCAGTCTTCTTCTATAAACTGCATTAACATATTGTGTTCGTTCTGTTTTTCTGTCATTTATATTCCCTTAAAGTTATAACTATTTTATAAATATATAAAAAAAAAGGTATAGATAATAAAACCTATACCCTTTTTATTAAAATTGGTTAGTTTTAGAATGGTAAGTCTGCATCAGCAGTTGCTTCAACTTTAGCTTCCTCTTTTTCTGCTAAAGTGATATTTCCATCAGTCCAAACTACTTTTCCATTTCCTAAGTAATTCTTCTGAACTTTTGCATCCCTTTCTTCTTTGGTTTGGCTATCCATAAAAGCAACGTTGTTTCCATATCTAGTTTCATCTTGAACTGATATAGTAAAGTTATAATAGACTGCTCCGTCTTTACCCATTATAAATTTTTCCTTTGGTAATTTGTCAACTCTAATTGATCCTGTAATAAGTGTACTCATAATTTATTTATTTAGTTATTAATTATTTCTTTTTAAAATCATCTGATTCATCTTCTCCAAATACTCCTAATTCATAAAAGCCTGTAAGTTTTAATACTGCCCTGCTTAATGCACGTTTCTCTGCCATCTCAGCAACATACCAACTATTGCAGTTTCCGTCTTTATAGTTAGCACCTTTTAATGCACTTCCAAAAGTTTCTAGTATTGTATTTGGTTTTGCTGAAAGGTATGCATTCGCTTTAAATACTGCAAAGTTAGTTTCGCATTTTACAACCTCATAGGTTATAGTAATGTTTTCTTTAGCCTGTATTTTTTCAATACCTTGCCTTGTAATGATTACATAATGCTGATGCTTGTAAACATCATCTTTTTGTAAATCGTACTTTTTGTAAAGTTCTAATAGTTTTTCCCTGTTCATTTTATCTATATTTAAAAAATTCTTTTGATACTTCTATTTGTGCTTCTAAAAATTCTATCTTTTTTAGTAATGCCTCTATTCTAAATTCATACTGTTGTACAGTTGAACTTGTAGTTTCCTGTGAAAAGTTAATGCCTACCATTTAATCTAAATTTAATAATGTTGATTTTGCTATCTCTAACCTTTTATAAATAGCCATTTGAGTAAAAGCATCACCATTTAATACTGCGTGACCTAATTGTTCTTCTAAGGTTTTAATTTCCTTACTTAAAGTTGTTCTTTGTGTTACCATAATTTTAATTTAATTAATATTTCCGTTAAACAAATATAAACAAAAAATTTAATAACTAAAAATAAAAGACAAAAAAAAAGGATTAGAAATTAATCTAACCCCTTTTCATAGGTAACAGAACAGAACAATCAAATGTAGTCAATTACATTGAATCTACAAAGTTTTTATATCTTTTTATCATATCTTCTATTTCGAAGTTTGATAGCTTTATTATTTGTTGTGCTTTAATGCTTAATCTTTCTGCAGTTCCCTCACCATATTTTGCATCTAAGTTTACAGAAAATTTGTATTGCTCACCATACTTAAAAACATTACATCCTGCACATTGCACCTGACAATTTACTTCATCCCACCTAGTAGAATAATGTTTACGTGATTGAAAGTGTCCGTTCTGTAGTTTTTTCCAATGATCTACCTTTCCACAAGTAAAGCAGGTAGCTTTTTCATCTACTGAATTTTTAAGTCTAATATATTGACTAAATACAGTATCTAGCTTTTTAACTAATTTACTTCTGCTTACCTTTTTATTCGATGGCATTATCTAAGATCTGTATAATGTGCCTGATTTCACTTCTTTCAAATTTACCCTCTACCTTTCCATTATATGTTTCTAACTTAATTGAATACATATCTTTTTCTTCTTTCTTGTCCTCTTTGTAAAGGTGGTTTACATCTAATTTGAATTGCATAATTTTAAAATTTTGATTAAAATATTTTTTTATGTAGAATAAAAATAATAAATTTAAATTTTTTTATTTAAACATATAACCAAATATAAATAAATATATCTAAAAATATATATAAATATAAAATAAATATATAATAATAAAATAATAATAATATAATAAAAATAAAGACTTAGGAATTATAATCAATAACTACTTTCCTATTGATTTGAATTTTTCAACTCCTCTACTACCAAAGTAAGCTACATAAACAGTAATCAAAAGTGATTTAAGAAGATCAATCCATTCACTATCTACTCCAAATTCAATATTTAAAGAATCTAATAATATTAAAAACACCATTGATACAGTTAAAAATATTAATGTTAATGGTCTTGTATTTTTAGATAGCCAACTATCAGATAAGTTATCAGACTCCCATCGTTTAGTAATCTCCTGTATTTCTATTGTATCTATTTTAAGCAGTTCTAAGGCAATATCTTTATCAGCATTTGATATATTACTATCTTTTTGTATTAAGCCTTTAGCCTTATCTAAAATACCTACACTTGGAACAACATCACCAATTATTCCAAGTAACTTAGGTGCAATACCTTTTAAGAATTTACCAACTCTAGTTTCAGAAAATTTCTTTTTAGGCATTTATTTATTTTTATTTAGTAAATACCATTTTTGAATAGTATATCCTATTGTTATGCTTAAAAGGATTATTTTTAGTCCTATATCTATATTGGTCATTGATATGCCGAAGCTACTTAAATTTATTAATATTGTTTTGTAATCTGAAATCATTTCTTATCTATTGATTTTAACTTCTTAGAAGCCCAATTAATACCTGATGTTCCACCCCAACCTAACCAAGCAACATAACCATTGTCTTTCCAAGGTGTGCTTTTATTTTCAGGACTTACCTCTGCATTCTTTTTATGTCTTTGAAATGCTGACATTCTAGCAATAGTTTCCCTGCTGATGTTTTCTCCTTTTGCTAATTGGTTTGCTCTAACCCATCCTGTTCTAGTCATTCCCTTAACTTCACTTCCGTATTTATCTCGCCATCTTAATACTTTCTTAGCATTATTCTTTGCTGATTCAGGATAATCATTATAGGTTTCAAGATTAATCATATTACCTTGAAAGGATTTGTAACAAATTGCAATAGCTTGCGACTTATCGTGGTACTGCATAAGTTGAGGTACACACCTAATCATATAATCCTTTTGGTTTTCTCCTATCTTTTTGTTTGGTATTGGCATATTAGTAATTTATGACCAAGTGTAATATACACCTTGCTTTTTAGTAACTAAAACTTGTTTTCTATTTCCCTTTGATTTATATGAAACGTGCAACCATTTTGGCTCTGCACCAAACTCCCAAATTAGTTGGTCAAAATCTAAATTATCTTTTATGTAATGAAACATCTCTAGATTTGTCTTTCCACCCATTGAAGTAATATCTATTGCATTGCCTGTTAAGTGGCTAGAAACTTGTGATCCTTTTATAGCTGAATTTAATTCTTTAGATCTATAAAAACTATTTACTCGTATCGGTGCTTCAACCCAATCACGTAATGGCTCAAAAACTTTTTCAGCTACTAACTTCATATTCTCAATATCTTCATCAGATGGAACATTTTTTATTCCATACTGCTTAGCATAATTTGAATGAGTAGCTTCTTTAAAAGAAATGTGTTTACTTATTTTATTCGCTTTTGATTTTTTCATATTTTAAATTTTATTTTTCAACTTCCTCACCCCTTGGGTAACCAAAGAATGAATGCACAGATTTATCAGCAGGATATACTTCAAAACTTCCAAAGTCTAAAGTATCAGTACTCATAATATCATAAGCCCAACCATCATAATATACAGGAGGGGTTAGTTCGTGTCCTTGGTCATCATAAGTTGCAGGTATCTTAACTACCTTTCCTATATTAACTACTGCCTGAGTACCATTAATATACTGCATAGATGTAACACCCTCTTCGGTTACTTCTTTCCATACACCTTGACTAACTAAATAGTCAAATCCCTCTTGTTCTGTTGGAAAATTTGTTTTGTAAATATTCATTTTTTTATTTATTTATATTGTTGTTAATGCTGCTAATTCGCTATCGCTTAATGCAGTGTTGTAAACTTTTACGTCTTTAATATTTCCGTAGAATTTAGCAGTTGTTCCGCTTGATGATGCAAAATTTAAAGTATCTAAAGTTCCACTTGTAAAATTCAACCCACTAAAAGAATACCCTGTACCATTTATGTATAGTTTACAACCACTTGCGCTATATTTAAAAGCAAGTTTATTATTGTTGGTTTGTGTGATTGTTTGTACTGTTGAAAATGTTGATGAGCCATTTTCAATAATCGCATAAAGTCTATTTGACGTAAAAAAGTCAAAATATAATCTATTCGACCCTCCATCACTTAAAGATATTATTGTACTTCCTGTTGAAGGACTTAAAAGGCTACACTCAGCATACAAAACACCTTCTGTTGAATTTATTACTTGCTCATTACCTCCATTATTACAAACATCAGCCAACCTCGTTACTGCACTTCCTGATGTAGGAATATACGATGTTGCGTAACTACCAAATTCTGCTTGTCCACCAAACACATAAATACCACTTGTTCCATTTCCTTGATAACTATTAGTGTTATTAGATTCTGCTATATATAAATATGCTCTTTCGCTTGATTGTGATACGTATGTCATTGATATTTTATACCAATCATTAGAAAGTGCTTCAATTTTACCACTTGCATTTGTTTCAGTTCCAACCACCCCATTTCCTAAATCAAAAAACACTTGTGTACCTCCGTAATTTAAAATTTTACACCAAGTTCTTTCAGCTGCTTTTACAAAAAATGATGTTGTATAATTATTACCTGAACTACCACTAAAAAACCCTGAATAAATTTGATGATTTCCATTATTCGTATCCTCAACTAACTTATAAGCATTATTAGTTCCATCGGGCGATGTAAAACCTTGTACTTCTTTTACTGATACGTTGTCTATTGAGCCTGTAAAGTTACTTGTATTTGAGCGAAAATATAAAGGAGATGATATTGTAGCGTAAAATAATACAGTAATGGTTTGTGTTGTTGTTGTTAATCCTTGATACCCTATTCCATCAAAGAATAATCCAACGCTTCCGTTTGTAACTTCAGCATCATAACTTGCTTTGTACCATTTATTAGCTTCTAAAATGCTATACTGAAAAGCCAATCCCGTAGTGACAGAAGCGCCTAACAATTTACCACCTGATATTGTCCAACCTGACTCTTTATTCCAATCACTATCTGTTGCAAAATTTCCATTAGTAACTAACTCACTACCCGCAGTACTTGGGTCTGCTTGAATAGTAGCACCACTCTTTGTCCAATAAGAACTACCAAACGCTTCAGATTGTGTTATTAGGTTAGTTCTTTGTGGCTCAAGTTTTAAAGCACCTTGTGTATTACCTAAAAAATCTATTCTAGGTATTGCATTGCCTACTGTTTCAATTAACCCTGCTTTGTTTACAACAGTTGCACTACTTGCTCTTGTGAAATCAAAGGGAAGAGGCTTGTAGTTGTCATTCTCGTCATTGTAGGCTAAGGTACTACCCTCTTTTGTTGCCCATTGCCCTGCTCCGAATTTTAAAGTATTTGCCATATCTATATTATTGTATATTGTTGTGCGTTAGCCATATCTGAAAAGCTAGTCCAAGAACTTATTTTTTCTAGTTCGCTATCTGTTAATGCTGAATTGTAGTATTGTATTTGTTTAGTGTTTCCGTAGAAATCTTCTGCACCATTACCTCTATCAAACTGAAATGTATTTAATGTATTAGCAGAAAAAGTAACACCGCTTGTATCTGTTGCTACTTCAAAACCATTAACCCATAAACTAAAATCATTTGCTTTATATTTAAGCGATATCTTACTGTTAATTGTAATATCTGAAGATGTATATTGTAAAATGGCTTGATTTCCCCCTGCACCTATATTTGTAACAGTTGCCCATATAGCGTTGCTAATAGTTAGGTATTGAATTCTTACAGTATTTGACGTAGTTCCATCACTTAATGCAATTGTTCTATTTGTTAAATCATCAGCCAAAGCACTTATCTCTGCCATCAATACACCTTCTGAACTGTTAAACGTAGCTGCATCTCCTGCTCCATCGCAAGTTTCTGCATTACGAGTTACTGTACTTCCACTATTAGATTTGATATAGCTTGTTGGATATGAGCCATTTTGAAAATCAGCACCCCATACATAAATAAAATCTCCTTGAGAATTTACACGATTTTCACCTAAAGAAACTTGGGCTTGAGGAGTTGTGTTTTGTGCTTCAATTACAACATAACACCTATACCAACCATTGCCGTAGTTTTCAATACCACTATCAACGTATGTAGAATTTGATAATCCATTTCCAGTAATTGATTGAGTAGATAAGTCAAAATTAAAAAACCTATCTCCACTTGTCGCATCGTAATAAGTAATATTTAATATTGATTTATTACCTATTTTACCAAAAATAGAAAATGTATAATTTTCACCTATTACAACAACTGGTCTTTGTCTAATCCAAGAACTACTAGTGCCAATTTGATTTTTAATAAGTTTAGTTCCGTTTAAAGTACCATCTGGAGATATTATAGAATTAATTACAGAATCTAAATTTACTGCCTGCCAAGTAGACCCAGCAGTTATCGTTTCACTATAAGTAATTAAATTAGTCCTCTGTGGCTCAAGTTTTAAACTAGGGCATCCATTTACAACACCATCAATCAAAGGATATTCAAGTCTAGGAACATTAATTGCCATTTCTTCTATTAATCCACTACTATTTACTCTTGTCGCAGTTGTTGCCCTTGTAAAGTCAAAGTCCCCAACCCCACTTTCAGGTAGTACACTATAAACCTTACTTGCTTTATACCCTGATGGTATCATTGCTAAACTTGGTGTTGCCATTTTAAATATCTTTAATTATTTTTATTTTTATTATCACAGAATATTAATTGAAATCTGCATTATTAACACATCCAATGGCTTCAATAGTACCACCATCTGCGATAACTCTAGCTTCATATTCTCTTATCAAAGGGTTATTGAAATCATAATAGATGCTTCCCCACCCTACTTTTTCAGGGCTACCCCACCAACTTGTATTATAGATTTCATTTGCCATTGCTTACTTTTTTTTTGTTTTTTTTCTTTAGAAAAACTTTTAACTTTTCAATATTCTTTTTCTTAGGTTTATACGTCATAAAACCCATCCGTTAAATGTTGAATCATAACTAGGGTAAATATCATCATTCGTGTTACTTGTGTATTCAGGATATGTTGCCTGATTAAAACTCATAAAATCAATAAATCTTCTAGAATACCATTCTGCATTTGTTCTTGCTTTTTCAACTAAAAAATCTATTTCGTTTTTATCTACTGAAACTGAGTTTTCTGATGTATGTTTAAATACCCCACCTTGTTTTACCTGATATGCAGCAAAAGGATAGTAATTAGCCTGTGAATACCATATTAACATAGGTACAATATAGTCATCTAAAATTGTTTTCCATCTTGCATTAGCAGGATCATCTATGTTTGGAATTGCAGTAGCTAAACCATTATACAAATCTGTTCCCATTATTTGCTGAACATCTATTTCCTGTGCTATCTTTACAAATTGTATAAACTTGTCTGTCGAAATATTCCCATCCATTATGGAATTTCTGATAAGGTCTGTTCTATTTATGAATAGTTGTGTAGCCATTTATCTTCTTTTATTTGTTGGTAAAAATCCCTCGTTTGGCATATCAATAGGTCGTTTAGCAACCAACTCACTATTCTTTTCAGGTTTAAATCCTGCCTTTCTAGCTTGGTTTACACTAATTGTAGGTGCAAGTGGGCTATTAATATCAATACTTCCTTTTCCTTTCTTCATATAAGTCTTACGCATCCAAAAATGGTGGCAAGCCCCACCGCCTTTGTAAAACCAAATGGAATATGTATCAGCACCTCTTGGTCCCCAACCTGCATTAACTGCTTGTTTACTCATCATTTCAATATCTTCTTTTCGATATATCTTTTTAGCTGCTACCATTTTTTGACAAAAATCTCTAGTAACATTTTTACCCTCTTTGTCAAATGTATCTTTTAAAGGTGCATATTGATAACGAACTTTAAATTGTGTACCATCAACTGTTTCATCTTGACTACTTTTTGCATTTGGTCTAGCAGTTCCTGTTGATACAAATTCCCATAGTTTAGAAAGTAAACTTTTTCCTTTTGTGTTTAGTTGATCTATCTGATAATCCAAAGCATCTTCTGCTTCATAATCAACTTTTCGTTCGTCTATTAATTCCCATTCAGATAAATCTTCATCTTCACCAAAAGACTCTAAAGTAACATCTTCTAACTTTACACAATTAGGTACTTTCTTTCCATCTTTTTCTTTCATACCTCTTTGCTCATATCCATCCCAACAAGGTGCTTTAAGTTCTTCGTGACTTACGCAAGGCATATAATAAGTAACACCCTCTACCTCGTGTTCGTGATATCCACCACATCCCATTTCTTCAGCTACCTTTTCTGCTTCTTCTTTAGTTTCATAAGCCTGTTTTCCATCTATTTTTTTCAAGCTAAACTTCTGCATCTCAACTCCTGTTTCTTCTTCAATAGTTTCTTTGTCTTGAATAGATTGGTCTACTTCAGTAAATTCTAAAGGTTGTAAGGTCGTAAAGTATAGATTTAAGCTAATATCATTGTAAGCTAATATCTTATCAAAGCTATCTATTAAAAGTTCCTGAAAAGGTCTAATAACTGTATTATCCATTAATAAACTTGCAGTTTTTATTTCATCTGCATTGTTTCCTAATCCTGATTGGTCTTTTATACCTAATAACATAGGGCTTACAATCCTGTGAGCAACCATTATTTTCTTAGTTGATTCTTCAGAAAGGAATTGATATTGGTTATGTGCATCAGATAACTGTACAGGGGTTATTTCTGCTTGACTTTCTTTATTATCATTAAATGCTAGAATGAATTTCCCTGCATTGCTAGATCCTGAAAACTTTTCAGCAATCTTATTCTCTATTAATTGTCTTTCTTGTTGGTTAGGTGTACCATTGTTAAAGTTAATTAACATACTAGGACTGAGTCCGTTAAGAATATTATTCAAATGATAGTTAGATACTTCTTCTTCAAGTTCTGCATACTGCAACCCACCTTGATAATCCACAGGAGAATAGTAATAAAACCCTGCCTTGTAAGGTTGTATGTATAATATCTCAATATTTTCATTTGACATACCAAAAGCAGGTATTCTTAAAGGAACATCATTTCTTTTTATATTTGCCCAATCTTTAAAATAATAATAAGCAGGAACATCACCCTCATCATTACATTTTTCTGCTCTTAAAGTTTCAATAGGTAAGTGTTCTAATTGTGCAATAGTTTTTCTATCCTTAGAATAGATAATTTGTACTGCACATTGTCCCATCAATTTTAAATCGTAGCATAATTTTCTAACTACATCTTTTTTAAACAAAGAAACCATTTGAGCATACTCATTTGGCTTAGCACTAGAATTAGTAGCATTTAATCCTTTTCCGTAAATAGCTTGACTGATTCCATTTATAGCAGCATTATTTGTTGGACTACCATTATACCTATCAATTAAGTATTGAAAATAGTTATTATCAGCACCATATT